AGGTGATCCGGGTGTCCCGGTCCCCGCTGTCCAGCTCGGCGTGGAGGGTGTCCAGGGCCGCGGTGATGTGGTGCCGCATTTCCCATTCGTTGACGATGGCCATGGCGGGCTCCTATTTGCCGGCGGGCGGTTTGCCGTCTCCGGTGTCTTCGGGCAGATTGCCCACGAATTGCAGCAGGGCCAGCCGCGCGGCCTCCATCGTCTCGGCCATCCAGAACCAGACGGCGGTCTGGCTCTTGGCGAACTGGGCCTGGGCCTTGGCGTGGTCTCCGGCCTGCAGGGCGTCGTCCCCTGCGGCGTAGGCCTTTTCCGCCTCCATCCACGAGTCCTGCACGCTCACCTCCTCCGGGGTCTTGGTGCCGATTGCCGGGGGGCGATGCCCGACCCGTACCGCGACAGGCGCTGGAACACGCCGCGCCGGTCGCTGTATTGCCGGATCTCGCCGCCCCAGTAGTACCGCCCGGCGCTCGGGGCCTCAATCCAGTCGGCCATGATGCGGCGGGGCACCTTCGGGTAGATGTAGGCGCCGCTCGGATTGGCCTGGCTCGGGTTCTGCACCTGCATCGTCAGGTCGCCGATGTCGTTCATGCGGAGCCGCAGGCCCTTGGGCGCCCGGTCGGGAACGGCGATGAACCCGCCGCCGTACTCGTCGGGCTCCGCGGCCTCGGCCCGGTAGACCAGCGGGGTGTAGGTCAGGGACTTGATCCACGAGCTGCTGACGCCCTTGGGCACGCCGTCCCGGAAATCGGCGCGGGCCAGCCCCACCACCTGGGCGACGCCGCGGACGATCTGCCCGGCCATGCGGCCAGCCGGGGCGCTGACGCGTCCCAGGCGCTGGATGAAATTGCGAGCCCGCCCCAGGGCCGTCTCCGGCTGCAGCGGGTCGAAACGCACGGGCGCCCCGGTGATCGCCTTGAAGACGTTCCCCAAAAAACTGCGCCAGGTTGACTTGCTGGGTCCTGCCATGTGCTACCCTCCCGGGTCAGCTCAGGACCTCGTATTTGATGTGCCCCGAGACCTGCACGGCCCCGCCCAGGGTCAGCACCAGCGCCTCGCCCCCGGCAGTCTGCAGCACGCCGTCTAGCCCGGTGCTGGTCTGGCCGGACACGCCGGCCTCTAGGGGAGCCTTGGCCGCCAGGTCCATGGCGCCGCTGATGGCGGTACTGCCGCTTTTCCAAGTGACGGTGACGGCGGAGGAGGGCACCAGCAGGTACTCCTGCACCCGGATTTTGCGCCCGTTGGTGGCCGCGGCTACGATGGTGTTGTCGCCCGAGGTTGCTGTCGAAATCACGGCATATGGCATGGCTAGGCCTCCTGTTCAGTAAATGACACTCGCACTGCGGCGTACCCCGTCGGACTCGCCTCCTGTGGCCGATAGACGACATGCGTCCCGTGGACGTAGCGCAGGCAGTCGTCGATTAGAAAATTCCATTTGACGAGCCAGTCCTGGACGGCCTTGGCGAGGTTGTCGGCGTCCCGGTCCATGCGCAGGCCCTTGCCCGGCAGTATGTCGACCCTGACATGGACGGGGCGCTGAAACGGGGCGTCCCGCCGTGGGATCAGGCCGGCCTCTAGGGCCATGGCGTTGGCCTCGGCGGTCCAGTCGCTGTAGGCCTTGGTCGGGTAGAACTTCCCACCCTTCCTGGGCGCCTTGCGGGTCAGGTTGTTGGCGCTCGGGGGCAGGGGCAGGATTATTTCCATGCGGCCACCCCCCACTGGCGGTAGATCGCTCCCAGCCGGTCAACGTCCCGCCAGCGGGCCAGCCACGCCGGCCAGGGCAGGACCTTGGGGCCTTCGGCTGGGTCCTGGTACCGGACGACGCGCCCGTCGGCGCTGGAGACCACGACCCAATGCCCGACGCCCTCGGACTGCACCAGGCACGCCACCGGGGCGCCGCGGCCCGTCAGGTAGGCCAGGTCATCGCCGTGGAACTCCCCGGACAGCACGCCGAGGCCATGCTGCCGGAGAACGGTTTCCAGTTGCCGGGGGTCGGTGCCGTCGTGGGCGGAGGTGCCCAGGATTTGCTGCAGGTCGGGACGGGGTCGTCGCCTGACGCCTCGAAGCACGAGGCGGGTGGCCGTCAGGCCGCAGTCCCAGGCGGACGTCTGCCGCCAGTCAGGAAGATGAATCAGGCGCGTTCCTCGTCGAGGTAGATGGTCCCGGTCAGCTCCACGGTGTGGGTCGCCGCCCGGGCGGTGCGATTGTTCTGTAAATGACCCCGGTCCTGCACCGAGTACCCGACGCCACCCTCCACCCGGACCCGGTGACTGGTGACCTGGAGGTCTTCCACCCCGGCCCGATACCGACCCCGGACAGCGTCCGCCACCTCAGGGTGGCCGTCGGCCTCCAGGTGGTCGGCCAGGGCCTGGAGGGCGACCGACTCGCCCCAGGGCGTCGGGTCGTTGAACAGGACCGTCAGCAGCTCCCGGAACTGGACGGTGCGGGCGAGGCGTAGCTTGTCGGCGTCGGACAGCATCAGGCGGTTGTCCCAGACGGTGAACGGGATCTCGGGGGGATGCCGCGGCACCCAGGCCGGCGGCGTTAACTCGGTGCCCATTGTACCCTCACCATCCCGCAGCCGGGGGCCTGCACCCCGGTGCCGCTGAGTCTGCGGGAAACAGAAAAGCACATTCTAAATTGCAACTTGTTCCCAGCTAAAAGACGCACGCCTTTCATCTCTCCCGGTTTCATTGACCGACGCGCACGGGAGATCGCGCCGGGGTTCCACTCAAGTGGTCGGTTCAGGTTGCGCCGGTTCAATTTCCGGGCGCGTAACCAGCTCTTGAAAAGCCCATGCCCATGCGGCCCGCTGTTCAGTGTCGTTCCACCAAGCCTCTCCGTCCGCATGCTGGGCCCTGTGGCAACTGCGGCAGAGGATCAACAGGTCCCACTGCGACTCCTGGCCAATGGTCCGATAGTGCAGGTGGTGTGATTCGAGTTGAAACTGGTAGAACTTTTGCCTGCATAATTCGCACAGGGCGCCAGACCTTTTCCTGGCCTGCCTATCGGCTATTGCGTTGATGGGCGGCCTGGGCTTTGGCTGGAATATCTCAACGTCGGCCCTAGCCTCACCAGCCGGCGGCACCCAAAACCCGGTGACCCTTGCGACCCAGTCCTCCTCGTCGTACGGTTTGCCGTCGTTGGTGATCTCGGCCCAAGCTATTGCTTCATGGTCGATGCCGGATATGTCGCTCATTCCATATTCCCCGGTGCTGGCTTTGTTTCTTCGATCCAGTGCGTTTTCACGCCTTCATCACCTAAGACCGCCAACTCAATGCGCATGGTTGAAAGCTGGCCGACTTCCGCCTTAATCTCCAAGGCTCGGCAGGCCACTGGGGCGCCGTTGTGCTTCACGTCCACCCGCAAACCTTCAAAAGTGATTTCCCAGGCCATCACTCACTCTCCCGGCAGCGGGCCGATGGTCTTGAAATAAAGCTGACCGACTCCCCACGCCTGCCCAAACCATTGGCAGTTCTGGTAATTGCAGCACCCAAGCCACTTGCCATCATCAATTGGATCGTTGGAATCCATGAAAACCAGATAACGACCATCCGTGTCTGGCCACTCCTCCGGCCATTTCCGCCAGCGGAGCAGTTCACGCAGCTTGGCGTTCTCGGCCTCCATCTCCGCACAGCGATCTGCTAGGTACAAAGCCGTCTCTTCAGGTCGTGAAGCACTTGCACTCATCACTCCCCTCCCGGCAGCAGGCCGATGGTGCCACCCGGCCTGGTCTGGCCCGGCCCCAGCTCATCCATCACCCAGTCCGGCCAGAACGTTTGCCCTTGGACCATCACGCCGGTCTGGTCCCGAATCAGGCGCCGCAGCCGGTCGATCTCCGCCCGGGCCTCCTGCAGCTCCGTCAGCGTGTGGATTGCGTCCCGGTCGCTCATCTGCCAAACCCTCCTGATTCTCCGCCCGCACGTGCCGGCCCTTTTTCTCCCAGTACCGTCGGGCCACCTCCTGGCTACTCTCCCGGCTGCATTTGCCGCAGTAGCGCTTGGAGACGTTGCCGTGGGTGCTGATGGGCTTGCCGCACCGGGCGCACTGGGCGTCGTGGTAGACATCCTCGGGGTACCAGCGCCCAGCCATCTCCCGCGCCTGGTTGACCAGTTGGGTCATGCGCTGCCGACTGCGGCCCAGAGTGTCCGCGGCCTCCTGGTGGGTCATGCCGTCGGCGAACAGTTGAAAGATCTTGGCCGCGGTCGGGTTCATCCGACCCAGCACGTGCTGACAAAACTCCCGGATGGCAATCAGCTCCGGCTCCCGGTTGTCCACGCCCATCAGTGTCTGCATGGTGTCCCCGTCGGCGCTTTTGTCGATCTCGACGTCGATGCTCAACAGGCGCCCCGGGGCCGTGCGCTTCTTGACCCGCCGGGCCTTGTTCAGGTTGCCGCGGACCCGGACGACGTACCGGTCCAGCAGGGACGACAGGGTCCCCTTGGCCGGGTCATGCCGGATCACCGCCCGGACCAGTTGGATCTTGCACTCGGCCACCCAGTCCTCCCAGTCCCACCCGTAGGGCGCGGCGTATTTCCGAGCTTGGAAGTAGGCCAGGGCGATGTTGTCCTCGACCGTCCGCTGCTGCTCCTCGGTGAGCTGCTCCCTGACCATGTGCGCTAAAATTCCTCATTTTTTAGCCTGTTTTCAGCGCTTGCCAGCGCCATGACCCACGTCGTCGTGGTCACCGTCCACGTGTGCTGGAACCAGCACCGGGTCGCGGTCCCGTGGTCGGTGAACCAGGTGGCGCGGTGCCAGCCGTGGCAGTCAGGAAGCATGGCCGGTGTCCTCCACGCGCTGGATCCTCGCCCCGATCCATGCCATGCACGGCACGGCCATGGAATTGCCCAGTGCCTTGTATCTGGGCCCGTCTGCGGCTGGTTTGCCTCGGTGTGGAACCTGCGTGTAATCGTCGGGAAACCCTTGGAGGCGTTCGCATTCACGGGGGGTCAGGCGGCGAACTTGCAAGGCCTGCATGACAGTCAGCCCGCTTGCATTCACACTGCTGCCAGGTGTGCCAATGGTTGCGGCAACATCACCGGTTACCGCGCCGTTGTAACAGTCAGTGCCGATGGCAGTCCCAACGCAGGGCGGCCTGCTTTGGATGATTGGAGCAGTTGCTTCAACCGTGAACTGATGTGTTGCTTTCTGATTCCCGCTTTGAAACCCGTCAAAACTAAAGGCCACCACCGGAATCAATTGGCCAGATGTTGCCTCCTGCTGGTTTACTCCAGCCATGCCGTTTCCGTTGGGCGTGGACCTTAGGCAAAGTGGCCCGCAAGTCTCTGGCACCAGCACCGCTGGAAACGCCACCATCGGCGTGTTGCCTCCACCAGTCCCAGCAAACGCCTGGAGCGTGTGGGTGGTGTTGCCGTGCAATCGGACGCCGTCACGCCTGCTTGCGTCAAAAAAAACAGGGTGTGGCACAAGTCTTCCGGTGTAGGCATCTTGGCCGCTGTAACAGCCTGGGTGCGTGTCAGAGCACAAAGTGCCAACCACTTCCTGTAAACCACCACTTAGCTCAAAGTCCGTTCCGAGCCCACCACCTGCCGTAGTGCGGCTGCTAAGAGTCCCGGCAATTCTTTCCCTCGCTTCTCGGCTCGGCGGAGTATCCCGGCGCATGCTCTCGCGCTCAAAAAGTACCTGGGCGGCACTTCGCTGGTTTCCAAAACATCCGACAACGAACACACGTCGGCGGCGCTGGGCCACTCCGAACCACTGAGCGTCCAGCACCCGATAGGCCCACCCGTACCCCAGCTCCCCCAGCGCCCCGAGGAAGGTTCCAAAATCCCGTCCGCCGTTGGATGACAGGACGCCGGGGACGTTCTCCCACACAATCCATTGAGGCCGGTAACGGTCAGCGATTCCAAGAAACTGCAGCATGAGGCCACCGCGGGGGTCGTTAAGCCCTCTGCGCAAGCCTGCCACGCTGAAACTCTGACAGGGAGTTCCTCCGACCAGAACGTCGACTGCCGCATCCGGCCACTCCTTCCATCGGGTCATGTCGCCCCAGTTCGGGGTTTGCGGGTAGTGATGCGCCAGCACCGAGCAGGGAAACGGCTCCACCTCGGCAAACGCCACGGGCTCCCAGCCCAGCGGATGCCAGGCCACGCTGGCCGCCTCAATGCCGGAGCACACAGACAGGTAGCGCATCACTCCTTCATCCTCTGGTCCGCCAGCATCGCCCGGTCCAGGTGCCCGCCGACGCCGTGGCGGTTGGGCTTCGTGCTGTCGTAGGCCAGGCACTCCCGGCACTGCGGCCTGCCCTGGCTGGTGGGCCGTGCGGCCAGCTCGGCCAGCATGCGGTACTTCTCGTACATGCGCACCACGTCCCGGCACCACAGCGGGACGTCCCGGGTGCAGAACCGGTTGCACAGGGAGCAGACGACCAGCACCAGGTCGCCGGGTAGCCACAGCTCCTGGCCCTGCGGGTCCATGATCGGCTCCAGCTCGATCCGCTCGGGCTCTCGATTCCGCTGAATCATCTAGGTCTCCTGGAGAACCGGTCGGGCGACGCACCACACTTGCGCCGCACCGACCGGGCCGCCCTCCTGGCGCAAAACCACCGGCACGCGGTGGCTCTCAATAACGACAAACGCAGACCCAGGTGCCGTCCGCCTTCTGTGCGAACCCTCGCTCCCGGGGAACCATGCGATTCCTGAAACAGCACGCCGCCTCGGCAGCCGCGGGGGTCGGGCCCATGCCGATGCCCTCGTACCCGGAGTTGCCGCCCCAGTGGCGAAAACGTCCCGTCTGGACGATCAGGATCGCCACGCCCTGGGCGGTTGCCGTGCTGCCCTGGGCCGCCACGGGCTGGGCCGGTTTCGGTTGCTGCGTTTGAGTCGCCGCCTGCTGGCAGGTGCCAGTCGTGCAGACGGCAGTGGCCCGGCCCCGACGGTGAAATGGGCCAGCATCGGCCAAGGAGGCCGCGGCGACTGTCAGGGCACAGGCCAAGTAAAATTTGCGCATCGGTCGGTTCATCCTGAACACTGGCTCCGGGCGGCGCGTCCCGTGGCCTTTTCAGCTCCCCGCGCCGGGATACCCGCACCCTAAACGAATTGAATTATTAAAAATTCCCTAATGTCCGTAAGTCATTGCCACCAGCTGGTTTAGGCGCAGAATTTCCGGCGCAATTTGGCCACCGCGGCAATGTGCCGGCGTCGCACCGTACGGGCACAGCAGCCGTAGGTGGTCGCCAGCGCCTCCCAGTCGGCCCCGGCCAAACGCAACTTGACCAAGTCGCTCTCCAATGGCCGCAAACCCTCCAAAATTTCGTTTAGGCGCGTTTTCTCGTCTTGGACGGCCCAGGCGTCGCCTTCGGGCATTTGAAGCGGCAGGCGGGCATTTTTGCGAAGGATCTGCAAACGCCGGAACCGGGTGCGCATGAACAGGTGCGCTTGCCAGTTGCCGTTCTGGCTCGCCGCGGCGACCGCCTCAACCAAGACGAGCAGGCACTCGGCCTCCCACTCGTCCCGGCTCATCCCCGTCGGCGGGGAAAACCTCCGGGCCATCCGTCGGGCGTCATCCACCCGCAGGGCCGCCGTGTCCCGTTGCTCGTCCGTCAGTCGTGTCGCCATGGTCAGCTCGTCTCGTCGTCATGTCCGGCCTTCCTGGCGGGTTCGTTCCTAAAAACACTTTCGGTCAACAAACACAAAACAATGTCTTTTTTGAAATGCCTCAAAACCTCTTTGTCGTCTTCCGATAGCCTGCTTGCCGGTGAAACAATCAACTGGCCGTGGCGGAGGCCAAAACTAAAACCCATGCGTTTACCATGGGCCAGCACCAGGTAGGCGGATGTCAGCGGAGTAGATTGCGGATCGTGACTCGATTCGTCTTCAGGCACTTCTCTCGAACAATCAATCCCTCGCTCTCTAGCTTTTCCAAGGCCCGGTACAGCACTGGCGGGGAGACTCCGCCTTGCTGGGCGGTAGTCCTCAACTCCTGTAGAGAATAGATCTCCTTGCATTGCTCACCCATCAAAAGATCTGAAATAAAATTAAAAGCATTCCTTTGCTTTCTTCCGTAGTTGTTGTTCACGCTCCACGACCGAAAACCATTCCTTGGCATTTACCTATTTCCTCCATCCCTCTGGGTTCGGGCCTTGTACGATGTACAGGTTTCAAAAACCCATAGAGTTCGGGGTGTTTGTACATCGTACATTTATCTCTTTTGCCACTATGGCAATTTAGGCGATGTACGATGTACGCTTATTCAGCCCCTATGGTTTTTGCCAATCTGTACACCGTACATTTGCCTAGATTGCCTCGCTTAAGCTCAAAATCGTGCTACCGTCGGCCTGCTTGTACTTTTCGACAGGCAAACGATTGATGGCGTTTGATATAACATTGGATGTGAATCCATGCAGTCTTTTGCCATCTCGATAAACTGCTGCCTGGTCGATGTCGCGTTCTTCCAGCATTTCCTTCAACCAGGCCGTGCAGCGGACCAGGGGGATCTCGTCGCTGATTGCTCCGCCGGCTGATGGATGGGTGTCTTCAGGCGCCTGGCTGTCGTACTCATTGCCGTGGTCGCCCATCACCGCACGCAGGGCAGCCT